CGTTCAACCAGCCAGTTTCATCAACTGGTGTACCTTGTCGCATATCAATATCAGCAAGAATGTCCACGAGCGTGAAATCGCTGTCGGCCACTTTGATGCTAAGTCCTTTTTCTGTCGTTGTGGTTGTTGCTACCATAATTCATCATCTCCTGTATTTTTTCTCCATGAAACCTCATTGAAGGTCGCGGATTGAACCTTGACCCCCGAAGAAAGTAGTCCACACCTCACCCATGGTTCGGTAAAGACCTTCTTGACCGAGGCGGTTGATGGCGAATGGGTCGCCAGTTTCAATTCCGCTCTCAAAGTACTGCGTAGGCTTTGCGGTGGAGAAGTACACATAGTCCGTGTCCAACATGTAGATACGGCTGATACCGTCGCCAGCCATCTCCTTGGTAGGGATGATTGGAACACCGTTGTAGGTAGCCACGATGAATCCGGCTTCAACACCGGGAACACCCTTGACACCGTTGAAGGTGGGAACCACTCTCTTCTCTTCCATGAAGCGTTGTTGTGCTTGGAGGAGTTGTTGGATTCGCATCAAAGTGTCGTATCCAGTGAGCATAACCTTGGGGTTGCCTCCTCTCTGCCAAATGAGGCGGAAGATTTCATCCAAGTGGTCAAGCGAAAGAGTACGGTTGGCAGATGAACTGTCAGCCGAATCCTCAGCAAACGACCAAGTGTTGGCACTGCGGTCAATGCTGTACATGTCTTCGTCGTTGGTGTCGTAGTGCGTACCGGAAGTCATGCTGTTGTTTCCAGTGGTGATTCGGTCAAGCGACTCAATGTCGTTTCCTGCAACCGTGGTGACATCCGTGGTCAACATGTCATTGATGTGCTCTGCGTGGTGCTTACCCATCTCTTCCTTGAGGACAGAGCGGATGTCGCCAAGTCCATCGTCCTTGTCGTTAAGGAAGATGGCCGTTTCGCTCATGTCAAAAGAGTGAGCAACGGTCTTTGGCTTTGCGGCCACATTTTGGAATGTTGGCTTGGTGGTGTCAGGTAGAGTACCGTTTTCTGCGATACCGCCGCCGACCGTCTTGGAAGGCTTAGCGGTGACGACACGCCATCCACTTCGGTCCCAAGGCTTCTTGGGGAGGATGGAGAAAGCGTTGAACTCTTGGTTCAATTGCGACCAAACTTTGCGTCCGTAGATGGCTTGGTAGGTACCAGCCGTCGTAGACAACAAAGGTGCGTCTGCTTTCAAAAGTTCACTACCACTGTAGGAGTAGCCCATGCTTGAGCCTGCACCATAGTAGTATCGTTCCATGTCGTTGATTGTTCTCATGTAGTTTCTTGCCATTCTTCATCACTCCTTTCATTGTTGGTGGAAAACACTGCCAGCAAGTCTGTGGACATCTGACCAATCCATGTTTCCAAGTTCTGCCGTTGATGGGATTTCAACGGTGGAGGTTGATTTGCGAAGTTCCGTGCCGGTGGAGGACGAACCAATGTTGTCAATTCGTGTGCTCAGGTCGGACAGAGCCTTCTCAATGTTTGCGAGAGGGGTGCGTGCATCAAAGGAATGTGCGGCTCGTGCGTCAGCATCGGCTCGCATTTCCTTGGCGAGTCTGTCAGCGAAGACAGAGCCAAGGTTGCCCTTGAATTGCTCCTCAAGTGAAGCGGCCTTGTAGACCTCGTAAGCGGCCTCAAGGTCAGCGGCACTCACATCAGATGGAGCGAGGTATCCCTTAGCGACTGCGCCGCTACCGCCGGAGTTGATTTTGCCGATTGCGTTGGTGGAAGGAGAGCCGCCCTCTTGGGCACGGCCCTTGACTTGACCAGCGAAGTAGTCAGCACCGTCTCCGATTTGCTCAGGAGTGGAGCCGAGGTTGGCTTTGGAAACGCTGTCAAAGTGGTTGCGAGCACCACTGATGTCAACGCCTTGAGATTTCAAGGTGTTTTCCATCCAGTTCAGGTAGTCAGTGGTGATAACATCGCTGTATTCGCTCTTGGCGTACATGCCTTCTTTCTTGTCTTCGTCAGCCATTTCTTTCGCCTCGTCTTTTTCTTCCTTTTCAGGTTTTTTGTCTTCTTCTTTCTTGTCCTTCATGTCAGCAAAAGGGTTTTCGCCCTTTTCCATAGCATCAAGTCGTCCGTTCAATCTGTCCAAAACACTGGACAAATCGCCCAATACATTTTCATCACTCATAGTTGTGTCCTCCTTCAATATACGGAATGTCGCCTCCGGGTTTATACCTTTTTCACAAATGGTAACTTCGTGCAGTTCCAGTTTGGAGATTTCGGTGTAATCACCGTGTTGCTGGTCACTCTTACGCATGCGCTTGAATGCCTGCCCTCCAATACTGAACCCACGAAGGGCCCCCTTGCGAATTTCATTGGCAACTTCTCGTGCCTTTTCAATGTCGTCTCTCAATTGAATGACGACAAACATGCCAGCGTCGTCAACGCCGGACTTCCAAACACGACCGTCAGAGTCTGTGTAAGAGGAGATAACTTCCCCGACTTGAATGTTAGAGTGTGCGAGTTGCACATTTCGGTAGCCATCTGCTTTCATAAAGCCATCAAAGGCGTTTTTGAGAGCGCCTCTTGTGATAAGGTCGCCTTGCTTATCAACCATTTCCACCGAAGCGTATCCGGCAATAACGAGGTCATTGTCCGCCTTGACGATGCTGATGCTCCCGCTGTGCTGGACAGGGGAGGTTCGCAGAGTCAGAGCAGAAGCCATTGACCAAGAGACAACGCTCTTTGTATATAATCAAGTACGGAACACAGCCTTATCAGATGAGACCTCCAATACGCCTTCCTCTGTGGGCACAGTCATGCGTTTTTCGTCTTCTTCTTCCTCTGATTTCGGCTCAATGGTGAAATCTTCTCCGGGCCGCTTGCGATTGTCGTAGTCGGGCATAGTTTTCTCATCGTTGAGATTGGTCGGACCCGATGGAGATTCAATCGGAGTAGCGTAATCTATCCCTAAGCCCATTGTACCAGTGCTTGATTGGCCAACGGCTCCTGCTCCACTCTTCAAAAATTTGTCAATGAGCATCAAGCCTTTGACCAAGACCTTCTTTTTCTGTTTCTCTTCCCACCAGTTCGTATCTTCTTCCTTGTGAGGTTCAATGAGCGGTTCGGCCTCACCTTCGGATTCGTGAATCTCTTCTTTCTCTGCTATCTCAAGTCCAGCCTTCAACAGCGCACCTGCTACTGGACTCCAATACGGTCGCTGACTTTCAGCAAGACGAATCAGATAGTCGTTATTGGCCAGCGGAGAATGCACCGTCCACATATCACCTCGTTGTGTACACTTGTAGAGGACATCACCTTGGGGCATGGTAATACGAACACCCGACTTGGCTCTGCTGATTTCGCACAACCACTGGTCGCTTTCGGACTTGGCCAGCATACCAAGTGTTTCTCTACTGACCAATCCCTCGCCTTCGGCTTCTCCAATGATTTTGGAACCTGTTAGCGTGTACACATCATCACCACCGGTCGTTTCCACCTTGCCAACATTGGCAACATTAACTCTAACATGGTCACCTTCGTTGAATTTCTCAGGACTGTTGAACGCCACACCGACATCCATGTACATCTCACCTTCGGATTCTACAGCCCTGTCACCAATCTCTTCGTCCCTCGTAATTGGCCCAGTGCCAAGTCGGTAGGTGTAAGGCTCAGAGCCCCGGCGCTCCAACACTCGTAAGACAACATCGCTACCGGGTTTGAGCATGACCCACTTTGGATGGCGCAACTCTCCGACCATGTAGACTGACTTGGCATCTCTAAGCAAAAGCGTCTCGTGTGCTTCCATCAAACTCTTTACCGTGACTTTGAGTCCTTCATCATCGGTTAATCTCGTATCGCTGGCACTGGGAACATGGATGTTCTCAATACCTTCCAGCCCACCTCGTACAATTTTGATGCGGTCGTTGAGTGGTACATCGTGAACGGCTTTCTCAGCAAACTCAATCACATCAAAAATGTAGTAGCCTTCTTCGGTCTTGATGACATCGGCATGGAAGTCCTCGTCTGTGACTTTCTTGAAGTTCTCTTTGTCTTCATCGCTGAGACTGAACGACTTGGACGACACTTCGTCATCCTCTTTCTTGACAAAGCCTCGCTCACCTTCGGGCATGTGAGAAACAATCCAGTCGCCTGTGAATCCTCGCAGGTCTTCAAGGTCGTCCAGTTCAAAAATACGGTGCATGGGTTGGAGGATAGGTACTTTTTTGCTCAAGTCCTTGCGGATGATGTCAGGGTTGGTCAAGTCGGCCAATCCAATTTCAGCCTTGGTAGGGGAATGCTTGTCACCGTGACGAGTGAGGCCTCGTTCGTCCGGCTTGAACTGCGCTCCCATACGGTCCAGTCTGTTGAGCCCGTCACGATGAACTTGGTGGTCAGGGTGTCTCAGCATCTCCATCCATTCGGAAGGTGCAACTCTGTCCCAAAACTTACCGAGTGGTTGAATCAAACGCTGTGCGTGCCCTTCGGGTACAGGCGTGATACTGACATTCCCGTTTCTTGAGATGCGGTACTTGAAGTTGGGGCGAAACTCATCGCCGAACTCGTGACGCAGACCTGTGGAATTGTACACGCTGTGAACAGAATGAGCGTTGGGTCCGAACTGGTCAACAGGTACGCCGGTCATTTCGTCAGAAGTCTCGGTGACGCTTTCAGGCATAGGTACACTGGGGTCGTTGGTCAGAATACTGTCCAACTTCTGCATGACATTCCAGTAGTCGTTTTCGTTCTTCTGCATGTTGGAACCGCCCGCAGAAGGTTTGGTCTCGTGGATGGTTTCACCTTGTCTGTTCTGTTTGCGCTGACGACGAGGGTCACTGTTGAACGCCAAGTGGTGATGAAGGCCGAGTTGTGAGTTGCGCTCTTCGGCTCTATGACCGATGGTGTTGTAGATTCGGTTGACCAATTTTAGGAACTCTGTGTTACGAGACCGCTTGTCTTTCTTCAACGATTCATGTTCTTTCTCAATGTCAAGGTCGGGCTGTAACTGCTGGAGGTACTGGCGCATGGTCATAGCGGGTGCTGAATACGAGGGGTCTTGCTGGTAATTTGGAAGGAAGGTGTTCTGAACATAATCCATAACGGTAGCAAAATGATGCTCGTTGTCAGGGTCAAGTCCCAATTGTTGCATCAAAGAACCGACATCTGCCAAACTACCAGCGTTCATCATCGTCTCGTGACCTTGAAACGCTTGCTTCACTTGTGAACCAATGTCAAGTTGCCCACTCAGTCCTTCTTTGGTGATTCGGTTGTGTCCTCGTGTGTGAATCCCGTGCTGGTCGTGCGGCACCGTGTTGAGATAGTCGTTGGCCATCATGGCAAACATTCGCATGTTCGCTTCCACCGTTTCGTGGTCCAAGTTGGGATTGAAAATGTGATTGAAGAGTTCAGGGTCGGACTGGAGTAGATTTTTGAGGTGTACGCCTGCACTGGTCATGGCGTTGGTGTCGGCCACCAACTTGTCTTGTAGAATGCTGTCGTGCCCGTCCGGGCTGAATCTCTCACCAAGTCTACCACTTGTCGGTTCCAACTGAGCCTCCAAGTCGTCCAACCGTTGATTTTTTTCTCTGATTTGACTGAGCAAAGCCTGCTCTTCCTCCGCATCTAAGCCACCAGCGTTCAGTTGATTTTGAAGCAACGACATCTCTGCAATCGCGTTTTCATACTCGTCGGTCGCAGGTGACGGTGATTGCCGTGAAAGGACGGGCGTCACGGAGCCTGCCGGATTGAGACGACGAGACACACCCATTTCAGCAAAAGCAGTAGGCTGATGTGAACGAAGACGGTGTTCTTCCTTCAATCGCTCCATGGTGCGTTCGTATTCCTTGTCCAACATGTCGTGTTGTTCGTCGGTGACGGCCTTACCTTTGTCCGAAGAATACCGTTGCTCAAGTGCTTCTATTTCTGCGTCCAAATCACCCACCGCTAATTCGTCAGGATGTCGGCGAAGTGATGGAAAGTCCTCTTCGTGGTTCCGTAAAGTCGGTTGAATCCGACGGTCCGTGATGTGCAAAACATCCTGATGCGGATTCATCGGAGCATTGGCGGCACCGAGCATGGTACCGAGAAGTGCGTAACTGTGCGCTCCGTGCGACATCATTCTTTCGTCACTGAGCGACCCACCTTTTGCACTGAATGGATGGGTCACATTCAGTGCGCCTCTACCGAGTAACTTTTTGTGACTGGCCTTGGCCTC